CCATCAGTCTCCCGGTAGAACTGCGTGACGGCGGCGTGATCGACTTCGGTCGTGAGCACGGCCTCGCCTGGTACGCAATCTGGGGCTTCGGCGTCATCACCCACGAAAGCCGTGTCATCCTGAACACGCTTGGTGGCGCTATCGCTTGATAGCACCCAGCAGTAAGTAAAGAGGGGGGGTGGTGCTGAACCACCCCCCTCTTTCTGTTATCATGAACTGTACCCAATCCAATTACAAGGAGTAGCAATGCCTTCAAAGAAGAACGTCGTTGAATTCGCTGAAGAGTTTGATGACAACGAAGATGAAGTAGTACTCGCTGAGGAAACTGTTGTAACACAGGATCTCAAGAGTGCACGTGTGAAGGGCACTTGGACGATGTTCTGGGGTAGCGCCCATTACGACTTTGAAGATGGTAAGCGGTACCGCATCCCCATGGACCTGTATCAGTACCTAAAGTCTCGGTCTTGCATCTACGACACCCTGTGAGGATGGGCTTATGCCTTTCATTATCCCCAATGCCTTAGACACTACTGGAGGTCAGCGCTACGCTGCTCTAGACCAGGCAGAGCCGGATTCACTTGACTTTGAAATCCTTGGCAACAACACCTCTGGTGTTCTGTCTGGCTGCGAAGTAACCGCTCAAATCTCCGGTGGCGATACAGTCAACGTATCTAGCGGTTACGTGGTGTTAAACAGCGTCGCTTACCCTGTTGCAGCGGTGACCAACCAAGGCCTAGCCAATGCCCCAGTAGGTAACCAATTTAACTTGGTAGTGGCCCGTAAAAAGGCTGATAACACCATTGAAATCAGGGTCATCCCAGGCACCGATAGCACCACGAACCCGACGTACCCTCGCAGTATCTCTCGCATTGATGGTGCAACTGTCGGGACTAGCACCACCATTGACCCTAACACCGACGTTGTACTCGCAGCGGTCTACCGTACCGGGTCGTCTCCTGTCACCAAGGCCAACGTCGTTGACAAGCGGGTATCGGTAAAGTCAAACGTGTCGTTCCAGGGCAGCACCGTTCCAGACAACAACGTTGGCTCTAACGGTGATCTTTACTACCGGACTGCTAACCAGGTGTCCTCGGGTGTCTATGTTAAAACGAACGGCATTTGGATTGAGTTGGCCAAGTATCCAATTGATCCTGGTGTCCCCATTGGCACCCCAATCATGTGGCCCCACCCCACGGTCGATCCAAATGCTGCTGTGTGGGTTGAGGCTAATGGAAGTGCAGTAAACCGCGCAGGAACATATGCTGACCTATACGACGTGATAGGCACTACCTGGGGGGTCGGTAACGGGACAACTACCTATAACTTGCCTGACTGGCGAGGTTTCTACTTGGCCGGTCTACCAGCGTCGGGTGCAACCATGGGCACCGCTGCTGGTGCTCCTAACAACCTAATCACGCTCTCAGTTAACCAACTGCCCGCGCACGCTCACCCAATAACTGCCCTGCCAACTGATCCTGCTAACCCACACGTACATGCTATTACCCATACCCACACCGGGTCAACCGGTCAAGATGGGGACCTGCACACCCACACCTTTTCGGGCACCACTAGCACGACTCAATCTAGAACAATGCAAAACTTGATCACTACTAGTGGTTCCGTACCAGGGTATGCCACCAGCAACTCCGTAAGCGCCGTTGATTCACCTAACAACAACATCGCACACGACCACCCCTTCAGCGGTAGCACCGACAACGCATCAGGAAAGCACCAACACACAGTATCGCTACCCTTTACGGGAGACTCACAACCAGCCGGACAGCACTCTCACGTGTCTAATGGGAACACCGACCCCGTTGGGAGCAGCGCAACAATTAACGTGGCTCCCCAAACTCATTACGTTAGGTACTTCCTGCGGTATGCCTAACATCACTACGCACCCCACAAATCCAAATGATGCGATTGTGCGCCGTATGGTGATGTCAGAACGGTATCGCGATCCACAGCCTGCGATCAATGAGCCTTATCAGGACACCATTCCTGAGGTGAGTTCAGGAGACACCTGACCATGGCGACGATTGACGACGTTACGACTATTGCCAGAAATTACCTGCGGGACTTCCCCCGGTTCTTTCAGACTACGTTTCCAGTGGTGGGCCGCACCTACCAACTAGGCCACCCTAACGTTGACACCACGAGTCTCTATGTAGCCAAATACGTACCTGGTGCTGGTTCAGCCTCTGTAATCTCAACCACAGAATACTCACTAGACGAGCGTAATGGCATCCTACGGTTAGCATCCACACCGGCGTCTACCAACAGCATCATGGTAGAGGGGTACCACTACGAGTGGCTTACTCCCTCAGACTTGACCTTCTTTGCAAAGATCGCAGTAAACAAACACACCTCTACTCTGAACGTCCCCCTCGGTGGACTTTCGGAGGTAGTTGTAGACGTAATTGGCATGGCCACTGTGGTGGAGGCCCTGTGGTCGCTCCTTACCGAGTACAGCCGTGATATCGACGTGATTACATCTGAGTCCGTGCACATTCCTGCATCTCAACGTTTTCGTATGGTGCAGTCTCTTCTGGGGCAGTGGGATGAAGAGTATCGCCGTGCGGCCAAGGCTCTCAACATTGGGCTTGAACGTATGGAGGTGTTCACCCTTCGTAGGGTCAGCCGCACCACTAACCGCCTCGTTCCCCTCTACAAGGCCAAGGAACTCAATGATTACGGCCCAATGGAACAGTTGTTCCCACCAATTGACGATGGTCTGATCGAACTCACTCAAAAAGAAGACGATCTTCGCACCGATGTATACATCGACGGTATGCCCCGATCTGGTGGTCTTACTCCTAACGCGTTCTTCTAAGGAGGTGTTGTGGATACTCGTCGTGAACTGGACCTAATCCATAAACACTTCATGGGTCATCACAAGTCGGTTGGGGAAACCGTCGTGTGGTTTGAGTTCAGACCTCTTGCGGCCTCTGCCTCAGCAGGCAGCCTGTACGACGATGTGTATGACGAGGGTACCCAGTCAACCGGTGGTCGTAGTTACAACACTGGTGTAGTGCTTCCTGTATTGCTGGCCGCTGAAAACGAAGACCAGAAGAGGGCCATCCCAGAAGGCCGTCAAGTGGTGCAAACCATAGATATCTTCATTCCTTATCGGGCAATGTTTGAAGCAGGTATCTCAAACCCTTACGAATATCGTAAGCACCTAAACGATTTGTTCCTGTATGACGGTAGGTTCTACTCAGTGTTCAACTACCGAGCACGGGGCCGTCTTCGTGATGAAGTGTTTGTATTGGTTAGTGGTCAAGAGATTTACATTGATCAAGAGTTAATTAATGATCCTGGCCCAGAGCCTCTTGGTATCAAGAACCCGCCTTGGCCAACAACGCTTCCTTTAATAGGCTAATATAGAGGTATTCATGATGAGCGTCATGAGTACCATCTGCCTAGAACCTAAGGAGAGTCCATGGGGACTCATAACTTATCGTTAAGTTCTTCAGGTTCTTTCATCGCTGGCTCACCCACTCTCGTTAACTACTTTGAGTCCTATGGCACTCGGTACACGAAAGCCCTGCAGCGAGCGGTCACAGACGCTGCTCAAGAGTACGAGCAGAAGGTGCGGTCACGTGCACGATCCGCATGGGGTGAACTGGCTGATCACATCACGGTAACCGCTAACCCCGACTTCTCCCTTTCGTTCGCCATCGAAGAGGGGTATGAAGATCTAGCAGTAGAAAAAGAGTTTGGGAGCCTTAGCGAATCCCCCGCCGCTGTCCTTCGTATGGCTGCAATTAATGCCAACAACGAACTCGCCGCTCGTATCCAGTCGGACGTGGACCGGTACATGTCATGAACCCAGGGTTCCTACTTGCCGAAGACGCCGCCGTCAAAGAGCGCTTTACTGGGATCACCGTAAGTGATGACCGTAAGGTGAGTCGTCCCGTGAAAGTGTTCTTCCGGTACCCAGAGGGGGAAACCGAGAAGGAGTTCCCGTTCATCACCGTTGAGAACATAGGGCTATCACACGCACGCAACCTGCAACACTCTGAGCAGACTTACTACTACAACCCATCAAGTTCCGAAGAGTCCGTTACTTCTTTGAACTACTGGCCCTCAGAGCACGACCGTGCATGGCTGGAGGCTAATGATGGGGACGGTCTTGGATACTTGAGCGCTGAGTCGTTTGTGCCTGTGTACTTGACTTATCAGATCTCAACGTATGCACGAAGTGCCCTACATGATCGTCAGTTAACTGCCAGCATCCTCAAGTACGTAGCACCGTTTCGCCGTGGATCTATCTACGTTTCAGAGGACGATACGGTACGCCGCTTCGACATGCTGGGGTGGACAAATGCTGACGTACTTGACCAGGAGGCTGGTTATCGAAAGCGTATCTTTCGTAAAGTTTACACAATTCAAATGACCTCTGAGTTACCCACGTCCGAACTCGTTAACGTTAAACGTGCTGCCTCAGTTATTGGTACTATTAAGAACGCAAACAATTCGGATATCCGTGTCCCATACGCCACATTCTCGGAGGAGTTCTGATGCCCGCTTACCAAAACCCCGGCATTTATGTAACCGAAAGCCCACTAACCAGCAACGTAACAGCAGCCGACAATGCTACGTCTGTTGCAGCCTTCATCGGTCCCGCTCCACGCGGTCCAGTAGAGGCCACCCTCATCAACTCTTGGGCTGGGTATAAAGCCCTCTACGGTGACATCAGCACCAGCTTTGAAATGGGCTATAGCGTGTACCACTACTTTGCTAACGGCGGTCGTGATGCCTACATCGTGCGCGCACTGTCCGGTAGCGCATCTACCTCAGGTGCAAGCGTTTCTTACTTCCCCACTGGAGGCTCAACCTCTGGCACCCTATTCACCGCCAGGGCGGTAAGCCCCGGTATCTGGGGTAACACCCTTTCTCTTGTAGTTAGCAACGGCATAGTGGCTGGCAGCACCACTCAAATCCCCACGTTCAACCTGACCGTGAACATCAGCGGCGTTGAGGTAGAGCGTTGGAACGAAGTATCGACGGACCCAACCAGTAACCGTTACCTTGATGTTGTAATTAACAACTACAGCAAGTACATCGACGTTACTACCACTACTAATGCCAAGTCGCCTACCACTGGCTGGACGTTCAACAACAACACTTTCACCTTGTCAAGCGGTACTGATGGCGGTGCCGTAGATACTGCGGCCTACACGACCGCAATCAACCGATTGGATTTGGTAGAGAACGCACTAGTAATCAACGCCCCAGGCGTTGGTGGTCAGAGCAGCGCAATCGTGACAGCCCTACTCAACAAGGCAAAAGACCGGGGTAACTCCTTCGTAGTAATTGATCCGACGCCTGACTCAGTGGCTGCGACAATCAACACTATTGCAAGTTCATACACAGCAGCGACCACCTCGTCCTATGGTGCGGTGTACTACCCAATGCTTAAGATGGCTGACCCCACCAAGTCTGGTGTTGGCGCAGTACGGGACACCTACCCAGGTGGCGCAGTTGTTGGTGCTTATATCCGGTCAGAGGTCAACCGCACGGTCGCAAAAGCACCAGCCGGTTATGGGCTTACCATTAGCAACGCATTTGGTCTCTCCACCACGTTCACGCCATCTGAAACTGCAACGATGTATGACTCCTTTGGGGTCAACACCTTTAAGTCAATTCCAGGTGGCGGTGTCATCATCAACGGCACCCGCACGCTAGACAAGACCACTCCAGGTAAATACATCCCTATTCGTCGGTCACTGAACTACGTAAAGCAGACGCTCAAGGACGTGTCAGCCTTTGCGGTGTTTGAACCCAACGATGAAAACCTCTGGAACCGGCTAACCCTGAAGTGCGCCGCCATCCTTAGTGAGTTCTGGCGTGAAGGTGGTCTCAAGGGTGCAAACACTCAGCAGGCTTTCTACGTCATCTGCAATGCCACCAATAACACCGCTGAATCAGTTGCACAGGGAATAGTAAACGTAGAAGTAGGCGTAGCACTTCAATACCCCGCTGAGTACATCGTCATTAACGTCAGTCAGTGGACTGGCGGTTCAAACGCCGTTTCAAGCCTCTAATAAGGAGATACCCCTATGGCTCGCTCTGCAAAGTCTGACCCTATCCGCAACTTTAAGTTCCGAGTAACCATCAACCCCGGTGCTGGTGCCCTAGCGACAGACACTGTTGGTATTGGCTCTATCGGATTTGCTGTGGTGTCAGGTCTAACCGTAAACAACGAAATGGTCGGCTACCGTGAAGGTGGCATGAACACCCATCCACATAAGTTTGTGGGCCAGTCTGACTTTGCCCCTGTGAACTTCTCTCGGGGTGTGTTTGAGAAGCAATCACAACTTTACAAGTGGCAACAGTTTCTTCACGCCTGGAACCAGGCAAGTGGTAAAAGCACTTCGGCAGACAACAACTATCGTTGCGACATCTTTGTTGAGGTGTTTGACCACCCCGTGTCAAGCGGTGTGTACGCTACGCCTCAAGGGGGTACGCAAACGCCTGACCCTGCGACAAACCTTGGTGACAATCGCTGGGGTTTCAAACTGTTTAACTGCTGGCCAGGTGCTTACAGCCTCAGCGATCTGAACGCTGGTGACAGCGGCATTGTGATCCAACAGATGACGGTTCACCATGAAGGCTTTGTGGTAGCGTGGGATTCTGCGGAACTAAACGCACTTAAAGCCGTCTCGTAATATACTTAGGAGTCCTACAAGATGTCACAACAGCAGTCTATTGAATCTGCTCTCAAAGACCCTGCACCAGAGATTGGTTACCCCCTCCCGGCTACGGTGGAACTCCACCGTGGTTTGTTTGACCAAACCACAGGCACTTGGCAAACGGCAGCGGAAGTGCGAGAACTAACCGGCGCTGACGAAGAGTACCTAGCAAGTTTTGAGGCAAAGGCAACCACCACGTACGCTGACTACACCTCTGCTCTGCTCAAAAGGGCTGTAGTAAGTGTTGGCTCCATCAATATCGAAGAATCACCAGAAGTGATTGAGCACCTCATCCTGGGTGATCGTGACACATTGTTCATGGCTATCGTCAAGGCAACCTATGGGGTAAACCGTGAGTACGTAGTCAAGTGCCCCAGTTGTGGGAACAAGAATGATGTAGTCGTCAACCTTGACGATGACTTTCCAGTATCGTCTACAGACAAGGATATCCAGGGGCCTCTTACGACCACACTCCGCAACGGGAGTTCAGTTAAGTTCCGGCTACCTAACGGTTCAGACAGTGTGCATGTGGCCAAGCACGCAACCAACACGGCTGCACAGAACACCTTGATGTTAGCCCGCTGCGTAATTCTTTCACCAGAAGAACTAAAGGGGAAGTCCCCTGAAGACTGGGCTAAGTCCCTTAACATTGCAGATCGTAGTAAACTAATTAAGGCGATCCTTGAAATTAAGGTTGGCCCTCAACTAGAGGAGGTGAACGTCCAGTGTGCTCACTGCGGAACCAATATGCCGCTAGGGATCACCTGGATGTCCCTTTTATTCGGTTGATCTTAAATACACTTATTGGGAATACGAACTAGTCGCTTCAGTATACAAAGGGTTCAACTTATCTGATTTACGGTCAATGACCGTACGGCAGCGGCTGTTCTGGACTGGGATGGCTCGCTGGAGGAAAACGTAAGGAGAACTAGTGGCGCTTGGCTCTGAACCTTCATTAAGTGGCATGGAGAGGTTTGGCAACGCCATGTCCCATATCGGGGTTGGCATGAAGGTCGACACCAACCCAATCAACGACCTAACTAAAGCCTTTCGTGACCTCAACAAACAACTGAGTGACATTGAAAAGCAGATGAAGGCTGTCCAGAAGGAAGCCGATAAAGCAGCCCAATCGCTGGGGAGCGCTTCTAAGGCTGGCAGTTCTACATCCACTACTGCTAGCGGCACCAAGGTCCTCGGTACGCTAGAGAACTCCTCCCCAAGCAGCACGGCAGGTCTGGCTACGAGCGCTGGTGGTTCCGGTGGGGGTGGCGGTGGCATCTCGGGCAAGTTCACTCAGATGCTGGGTGGCATGTCTGGCAAAGGTGCTATGGCGGCTGCTGGCGTATCGGTGGCTGCATCTGCCGTGCAGGCAGGTATCACCGCTATCGACAACCGAGTTGATAGCGCCCGCAGTTATGCCCTTACCGCAGACCGCATGTCGGTGATGTACCAGCAGATGACTGGTAAGAGCCAACTGGATGTGCAGAGCACCTACCGTCGACCACTGGATAACTACCGCCTAGGTTATGGCGGTAAGGAAGCACTGCTTGGGCTACAGGCTCGTACTGGAATCAATGCCAACCAGCAAGCAAGCAGCGTTGAGGCTCTGCGCACGTACAGTGGGTTCTCACTTTCCGCTGCTGATGGTGCCAACATGCTGGAGTCTCTCGCCCAAGCACCGACTGCTAACCGCATGTTCATGATGGGCGGTGGCGGGCTTGTTGGTATTGGTGGCAAGCAAAACAGTATGCAATCGGTATTACAGAATGTTGTCAAGTCTGCAGGGCTAACAGACGAACGACTGGTAGATGGGGCCTTTGCACCAGGGTCTATCACCCGCTCACGGTTAACCAACATGGGCATTACTGGGGACATGCAAGATCAAGTTCTGCAGTACGCCAAGTCGAACATTCAGTACAAGAAAAAGGGAGGCGTCGGGATGTACGATGCCTCTAATAAGAGTGCCCGTGAACTCATGGGCATTGAAGACAACTTCGCCACCCAGGTCGAAGAGACTGACCGTGTACGTGGTGCAAGAGACGAGCAGTTCTACCGCCGTCAGGCAGACAACTTCGCTGACCTGGAGAAGCAGACTCAAAAACTCATCCAGGTGTTTGGTTCTCTAGAAGACAAACTCTCAGGCATTATCGGTGCCCGCACCAGCAACCGCATCTCATCCACTATTGCTGGTGGTGTCGGTATGGCATTGGGCGGGTTGGTCGGCAGTCTTCCAATATTTGGTGGTCCAGGGGTTGGCACTATGGTCGGTGCTGGTGTCGGTCAAATGCTGGGAACCGCCGTTGGGGGCATGATTGGTGACCCTTACCCTGTTGGGGGGTCCTCACCCAAAGGGATGGCTTTCCGTCGTGGTGACCCAGTAGGTGCAGACAAGGGTTCCGGCTCTGATAGCACGGTGCGCGTTCCCACATATGGTGGCAAAACCGTAACGCTGGATGAAGTAAAGAAGTTCGGGTCGTTCAAAGGCCTGCATCCAGGTATGCAAGAGCGAGTTCTCAAACTGCTCCGTGCCAACCCAAAGATCGGCTTTGGTGAAGGTAAGCGGTCAATAGAGGATCAAAAGAAACTGTTCCTTAGTCGTTACCGTAAAACCACTCAAAAGACCAATATCCAATGGGATGGGTCTTACTGGGAGCACGTCTCTGGTGCTCCCGCTGCGCCTCCTGGGCGCTCTATGCACGGTATCGGGCTTGCCGCTGACCTCATCCTTCCCCAGGACGGTTCCCAAACAGCGTGGCTTGACAAGAATGTTGGACAGTACGGCCTCAAGAACTTCACCCAGGTAAACGGTGAACCGTGGCACGTTCAACCAGCGGAACTTCCTAGCGGTTTTGGTGATTACATTAAGGGCGGTGCCCCCTGGGGTACCGGCGATATGCCAATCAGTCCAGAAGAACGCTCTACTGTTCTCCACTCAGAAGCGGCCAGTGGGTTTGACACCGACCACAGCAGTGGCTCATCAGGGGGCGTTGGCGGCATTATCGCGTACGCCTCCATCTCAGAGCGCGTGGCTAGCCGCATCGGTGGTGGTGGCGGTGGGGGCGGCGGTGGTGGTGGGCGCAGCGCTGGCCACAACTCCAACAGCATCGGCAGCACCGCTGTGTCACTCAATGTGGACTCTTCGGGAGCGCTGGCGGGCGAAGACGTTGCTCGGATGTTGTACAACGAGGGGTTCCGTGGTCAAGACCTGATCAAGATGGTCGCTATTGCGCATCGTGAATCACGATTTAGACCAAGTGCCTACAACGGAAACCGGTCAACCGGTGATGACTCTTACGGTCTATTCCAACTCAACGTGCTCGGTGACCTTCGTAAGTGGTATGAAGACCAAGGTATTAATGACCCGAAACAACTGTTGAACCCACTTACCAACGTAAAGATGGCTCGCAAACTGTTTGAGGCCAACCAGAAATGGTTCAAAGGTAACGGATTCCACGCTTGGGGTGACTACGCAAACAGCGGGCCAGGGTCCTCAAGTGGTCACACTAATATGGCGCAGGCAGAGTCCTATGTTAGGAACGCAAATATTGGTGACCCCATCGTCGCTACTTCATCCCCCTCTGGTAACTCAGGTAACATCAACGTTAAGGGTGGCAACGTATTCAACATAACAATCCCCGTTACCGTGATGAATGGTACCAACGCAGACATCCAGACACTGGCCAAGAACATTTCAAGACTCGTCAAGAGAGAACTTGAGTTTGAAGGCATGAGGAGAAACTAATGAGTTACCGTGACGATGCGTTCTTTAACATTGCAAACATTGAGCCTCGCGCTTATGGCGACAACGACAACGCCAACTTTCTGTACCCAGATAACCAAATCAGGTTCCTGGCAGCCCAATCTGCGTTAGACGGCACGAACAACCAGTACAAAATTAAGCGGGGGTACATCCGAGGATTGGCACAGCCTGGGCTGCTTGAGGAAGCAGCGTTCACCTCATACAAGTGTTCGTTCCAATTCAACCCACAAACAATCCAGCAAACGGTGACTATGAGTCAAGACACATATCTACCCTTGCTGCAAGACCCCTACCAGTTCAGTCAACCTATGGGCAAGTCCACGAACTTTCAATTTGACTTGCTATTTGATAGGTCCAGAGAGGTAGCAAAGGGCATGGGTAACCCTGGGCCAAATTCTCCGTATGCAATAGGTCAACTAGAAAATGGAGTGAACTACAGTGCAGATGTTTACGAAATCGGTGCGCTCGCAGACCTGCAACTACTGTACGCAATCATTGGCCAAGGGTTCTCAAAAGAACTAATTGACTTCCAAGTCCAACGTCTAGCGCAAGCAGCCATCACCGCATACAACGCTAACAGCGAATCTGCTTCTGCTGGACTCTCAACGTCTGCTACGGCCATTGACTCATCAGGATCAAACATTAATGAACTGGCAAGAACTGCAGTATCAGCAAACTTTGGTAACTCCGCTTTCATCATCCCTGCACCAGTTCGCGTAATGTTCTCGTCCTTGTTCATGGTAGACGGGTTTGTTACTGGCACCACCGTTGACTTCCTCAAATTCAGTACCAATATGGTACCCCTTCAGATTCGTGTAGGCATATCAATGGAGGCTATGTACATCGGCTTTGCTCGCAAGAAGACATTCCTGACTGACAGCCTTGAGAAGGCTGGTGCGGCGCTGCAACAACAGGCCGCTGAGGAGCAGGCACAGCAAAGGGCGGCCAACACTGAGATGGTTACAGCACTTAAGCGCTACTTAAACAGTATCCAATTTGGATGGAGTTACAACGCAAATTGGGTTATGGCCTCAACAAGGGAGTCGACAAGCGTAGATGTAGGTGGCGATAACGCACCAGTACTATTGTACGAACTTATATTCAAAGAACCCAAAGAGGGGTGGACAAGGGCTTTTAATATTGGTTTTAAAGCGGCGGTTAACAGCGGTGCTGGTACCAACACTGGTTTAAATGGTGTTCGTGAAAACACTGTAATAGATCCGCTAACTGGGTTAACAGTTAAAGAAACACTATTAGACAATGGGGAACCCACTGTGCTAACCGTTGCCTGGAAGTTTAAAGTTTGGGGACCCTTTGACTCCCCTAATATTAGTACTAGCACCTACAACTCACCTATTAGTTACGTGCAGAATCAAAGTAACCCCCCCGAATCGGTGCTAGTAGGGGCTTACGAAAATGCAGTGTCTAGTGATGACTCTTGGTTCTTTGCTAAAACCTTTAATAGTTCTAGTCAACTTAGAAACACTGCTCCCAACGCTAAACTTCATTCGGGGCTAGTGCCGTACACCAGTTGGAGAAATGATAAGTACTACGTATGGTCAATGGAGATTACGATGACCGCAACCCGCACCACCGGTGGTGGTCCCGTTACCCTTTCTAAAACTGTAAAGAAGTATGACTGCTACAGGGGTGATCGTAAAGTATTTGGATCATTCTCGTTCAATTGGGTTGGGCAAGGCCGTGGCGTGGATTCCGGTGCAGGCTCTCAAACATAAAGGATCGGTGTAATCACTAATGGCTAGTTACACATCAACATCACGCTACCTTCTTACTAACAGTGGCACTAACGCTGACCGTAAGGACAAGGTGATTTCATACTATTCGCAGTACACCACTAGGCAGGGCGACTCACTAGAGTCGATTGCGGCCAAGTTGTTCAACGATGGTACTCGCTATTGGGAGATCGCAGACCTCAACCCACAGATTGACTTTCCTGACAACATCCCAGTAGGAACCGTTCTTCGACTACCACGATGATCGCCAAGAGCAGTAACCCCTTATCTCCTGACGTGACGATCAGGTTCAATAACATGGAGGTTGACTACGGGTCCGTGGTCTCCTTCTCGCTGAGCCTGGAAGAGAACAAGCACGACACGTGCACCATCACCATGAGGGGTATCCATCCCAAAGCGATCACCGACTTCATTGACACTCCTGTACGGGTGATGGTCTCATCAGGAGAACTGCGCAAGCAAGAGTTCTGTGGCTATGTACTCTACGTAGAGCCTGTGTCTGAAACAAGAGAGGGCCTAGTAAACGGTAGCCCATTTCAAACGGCGCGTATCGTGTGCTTTGGTGCGACTGTTGTAATGAAGGGTGCCGATACTAAAGTGTGGGAAAACACTTCTATTGGTGTGCTGTCTCAATACATGGCTAACACTTATGGGTTTAGTTTGGACACCCCATACGATACGTTTGCGTTCCCGCGTCAGGTCCAGAAGGCAGAGTCGGACTGGGCATTCCTTACCAGAGTGGCTAGTGCGTATGGGTACCGAGTAACTGTGCATGGCACACATATGCATGTGTGGGACCAAACCAAGTCCCTGGGGCGCAAGGCTTCATTCAATGTCCTTACCACGATGCGCAAGCAGATGGATGCAGCCCCAGGGATGATTCTTAGATTTGAGGGCAGTTTTGGCTACCTTACCCCTGACGGGGATGCCACCACCTACAGAACCACCACGCTAGACCCATCCGGCAAATCGTTGACCGTAACCAGCAAAGACATCCCCAACATCTCTATCTCTGGGTATCCCTCGGATGCTGAATACTCTGACACAGCGTTTCGACCTTCACAGAGCACCGAGGAGGCACGCCGCTTTATTGATGAGAAAAACAAGGGCGGCTTCCCGTTTAACGCTTGGGTCGATGTTACCGCAGGTGCAGGGATCGTCCCAGGTGGTGTGGTGTATATTGATGAATACAACTCTAACTTTGATGGTATCTGGTATGTAAAATCAGTTACTCATGAAGTCGGTGGATCAATGTACATAACGAAACTTGAAATAGGTAGAGACTTCACATTGGGTACTGAGTACCAGGTGCCACTGGTTGAGCCTTTCGCAACCCCACCTGCACCTAGGTTCCTAAACAACGTTTGGACCTCTTCACTTCCGCGGGTGAACAAGTATGTATGAGGGTATGTCCCTATATCGTGCCGTAGTGGCCACAGCGGTCAGCGCCACTGGCGAGATCACGGTACGGATACCGTCTGCGTTAGGCAGCAAATCAACACTACCTATCAGCACCGTTGGCCGTGCCCCGGTATCTCCTGGCGTATGGAACGTACCTGCAGTGGGCGACCAAGTCATTGTAGCGGTAGAGGATGAGAAGTTTTCTAACCTGTTCTTGATTCCCATATCAGAATCGGGGCAGTTAGAAGGTCTCACAGTGTCGGGCAACCTCAGTGTTACTGGCAACGTAACGGCAGCAAACCTGCTAGGTAACGGCTCAAGCCTCACCAGCCTCAACGCCTCAAACCTAGCATCTGGAACCGTACCCGCAGCCCGACTAACCGGCGCGTACACCGGTATCACCGGACTCGGCACCATCGCCGGAACTCTCACCGTGGGTTCTCTGAACGTGACGGCACTGACCCATAGCAGCAGTACAGCAGAATCCCTGAAGTCGGTTGGTGCAGGGGCGGGTTTCACGTTTGAGTCTCGCCAGGGTTCCGCTAGCGGATACAACACTTGGTATCGCTTCAATAACGATGCGTACTTATGGAACAGCACGACCGGTGCCAACGTCATGTCGGTGAGTAGTGCTGGCGTGATCGGATGCAACGGCGTCACGGCTACGACATTCTCTGGGTCCGGTGCGTCACTCACGAGCCTTAACGCCAGCAATCTGGCGAGCGGCTCTGTCCCCGCCGCTCGCCTCAACTCAATCGGCTACACGTTTCTGCCGTTTGCCATTTCGGCGCAAGGAGGTGCTGAGGGGGCAGAGGTTACATGGACTGGAGGTTCTGGCTACTCCAACTGGCAGCAGGACGTGAATGTCAACCAGATGCGGTTCTTCACGGGCGGCACGGTGCACATGAGCATCGCTGAGACCGGCGCATTGTCAGTTCGCTCGTCTGTTTCTGCGCCCACGATGTCGGTTTCCAGCACTGACGGCTTCGCCTTCAGCAACGGCGGCGGCAAGTTGTGGATGCAGGACACCACATGGGTGCGCACCGACAAGAGTTTCTACAACGGTGGGAGTGTGCTCGCCAACGACGGCCATCTTTCGATCGGCTACGGAGGTGCTACAGACGGGACGTACCGTGCTCGGGTCAATGGCAATATGAATATCGCCTCAAACACGCTGATCGGCGGAGCGTTGTTCGTCGCCTACGCAGGTTCGGTCACGGATAACGGAAACGGGAGCATCAGAGCGTCGGCAAACGCTAGTTGCACAGGGGTCACCGTCTACTCGACCGCTGGGTCGAGTAATTTCGATCCATTCTTGGCGTTCTACGACCAAACCAACGGGACTAACGCTGTTGGCAGCGTCTCTAGCCCTGCGAACTCTTCCACGACGACCTACTTCACCACGTCTGACTATCGGTTGAAGCGTGATGTTCTGCCCCTCACCGACTCACTCAGAAGAATAATGCTGTTGCGTCCAGTGACGTTCAAGTGGAAGAACATCTCGTCCAGTCGTACCGAAGAAGGGTTCTTGGCTCACGAGGTTGCCGCCGTCGTACCCACTGCCGTATCGGGGCACAAAGACGAAGTGGACGAGAACGGGGAGCCTGTCGTGCAGCAGATGGAGTTGGCACGCCTCGTCCCCGTGCTGATCGGCGCTGTCCAAGAACTCGCACACCGTCTAGAGCAGTTAGAACAATAACACAAGGAGATAAACATGCAAGAAGAACAGATTGATGTGCAGGCTGTGTTGGACGATCTTCGTCGTCAACTGGCTGACAAGAGCCTGGAGTTGGCCATTGCTAACGCTCGCCTAACACAGGTAACCAAGGCATTACAAAAGGTCGATAAAGAAGATTGATACAATTAAAGATGTAGTAAACCGCTTGAGTAAAGACGGGTGAGGCAATGTCCGCTATAAAGATCCCATTTCAATTTACGAATGGAAAACTAGAGGTAACTAACTCGCCTGACGTTGTGGCCCGTCAGAAGATCATTGACGTGCTCACAACAGAACGTTTTGAACGAGTAATGCGTCATACCTACGGTGTAGGTATCCGATCATTGCTGTTTGAGAACATTGACGATCTAGCGTTTGCTGACATTAAAATAGATGCTATGCACACCATATCTGAGACCGTCTCACGAGTGGATGTCTTAGATCTAGTAATTAGTGAAGTTCCACCATCTAACTATTACGGAAATGACGAAACCACTGTGGCGATAAACGTGGTATACAAACTACCCCTAGGGTCACCACGTGTTCTCTCCTACAATGTAGCGGTACCAGGCGCGCTAAACGAAGAGACCCCGATCTGAGGCATGAATGGCTGACAACCCAAGTTTCGATTTCTCAAGCAGAGACTATGCGAACATCCGACGAGACCTGCTGGACCGTGCCAGCCGTCGTATCCCAGAGTGGACCGACAGAGACCCCTCTGACTTTGCCACCGCCCTCGTAGACCTTTGGGCATACACCGGTGACGTGATGCACTACTACATCGACCGAGCCGCACAGGAAGCCTTTATCACATCCGCAACCAAGCGGGAAAGCGTGCTCGGCTTAGCCAACTTGTTTGATTACACGCCACGATTCCGTGCTGCCGCATCCGGCACGGTGTTCGTCACCAACTCTTCGGGCGCATCGGTAAACATCCCTGCTGGCACTTCATTCAGCGGCATATACAACGACACCCTGTACTCATTCTTCGCCAGTTCTTCCACCACTCTATCTTCGGGGTCGACTGTCGGAATCACTTTGACCGAAGGCAAGTTGGCCTCAAACCAATTAGTAACGTCATCTGCAAATGGTCAGATTGGTCAACGTTATACCCTGCCTGCGGTAGGAGTCGTACCGACATCAGTACGTGTGTTTGTAGCAGAAGGTGGAGCAGCAGCAACTGAGTGGGTGCGCACTGCCAACGTAAACACGTTACCTCCAAACACTGCAGGCTTCAGCGTATACGTGAACACGGATGAAACCGTTGAGATTGTATTCGGCAACCGTCTGAGCGGCAAGATCCCAGCAGTGGGGTCAACAATTACTGCCACCTATGCAACCTGTTCGGGAGCAGCAGGCAACGTACCCGCTAACACGGTCACCTCTTTTGCGTCAGTCACACCCACTGGGCTATCGCTGGGTACGAGTAGTGCGTTCTCATCCGGTGCTGACACCGAGTCCATTGAGTCAATAAAAAGGTCGCTCAAAGCAACGGTACGAACGCAAGAACGTGCCGTCACGATTCAAGACTTTGCGGACTACGCCAACCTAACCACGGGCGTGTACCGTGCCGTTGCCTCGTACACGGCCTCAGCGGGGGCTTCAGCAGGGGTGGTCACCCTGCACGCCATGCCGTACACCAGCAACTTCACGTCGTACAGCGGGGCGTCGGTCCCGGTACCAACCCAGGTGCAGACGGACCTGGTGACCACCATTCAGCCAGTGGCGCTTCTTGGTGTGACGGTTGCTGCCGCCACGAGCGTCTTGTTGTGCAGGGCAAACCTTACTGCGGTAGTCAACGTGCTTCCCAACTACGTGGCCACCACGGTGGTAGACAACGTGACTAACGCCTTGAACGGATTGTTTGAACTAGACCAACTGAACTTTGGTACAGAAGTGCGAATTGGCGACATCTATCGAACTATTCTCGGAGTGTCGGGTGTTGACTATGTAACCATATCGACTTATCAAATTGTTGACCCCAACAACGGTAATGCTGTAGTTGCAACGTTTGCAACGTCATTTCCAACGCGCTTTCTATGCAAAGGATCGTTTAACATCACTTCTTCCGGTGGGATAACGTCGGCATAACATGGCACGCGCTTCCTTTGTACTCAGAAGTGAATCCACCGATAAGGGTTCCTACCTGGCATACCCCCCTGCGTCTGCTTCCGCTGGGCTGGCTGAGCGCACCGATGACGACACCTATCTCAAGGCAGACGATTTTCAAGTCGTCACGGCGATCACCACTGTGGTGCCCGGTGGCAACCAGTGGTCTGCTGTTGGTTTCTTCAACGTGGAACCTATTGAGTACGACCGAATGCGCATCAGTTGGGGCATACCACTTGCCACATCGGTAACAGCCATCACGCAGCCTGTGCAGGCGCTCATCGTGTACTCACCACAGGGCGAACCCGCCACTGTCAATGAAGGGTTTGCGCTGGTAGAGACCACATCAACTGATGGTGAGTTCTACCACGATGTGACCCCAGGAGAGTGGGCGTACTACACGGTGTTCATCAAGTACCAGGACAACGGCGGCACACTGTACTACGAGCCTGCCGCAGCGCTGTCGGCTCTGGCACCAAAGAACTACGGTAGTTCAGACGCTATGTACAGCAGGATTCCTGCCTACTATAGGCTACAGGATGACTACTTAAACGCAGGAGATGGTGGACCTCTCTATAAGTACCTGTCTCTTATTGGGTGGGACGTAGACAGGTTCAAGACCCTGCTTGATTACATGATCTCATGTAAAGATCCGCAGGTAGCCAACAGCCAAACACTAGACCTGCTGGCTAGCGATCTAGGGGTAGACCTCACCAGTGAAGAACTGGGTGCTGCCAGGCTGCGTGCTCTACTGAATGACATCGGATACCTGCGCCGCTCCAATGGCACCGCCACCACCTTGTTGTCCACCGTATCTGCCCTTACCGGGTCAATCGTTACCCAAAGCGGCACTAACATACGGATTCAACCTCAACGTGTTAACTACGTTTGGAACCCCACGCTCACCAGCGTGGGGACTCTCGGTGCGGATGGTGGCTTGCCTGATTCTTCCTATTCAGAATCAATTGATGGTGGCGTTCCTAACTCTGCGTCAACACCGGCGGCTTGGGGGTCCAACACCCCGTACGGGGAACCTCCAAACAACCGTCCCGTTGACGGTGGTAGTCCAAGCACGTCGTTTGTAGGGTCTGGTGTTTGGTTCTACACCCCTGTTGGCGTGACGGAAGTACTCCGAACAACAAGCGCATCAGTACCCGTTGTCGCTGGTGACACACTGTACTTCTCTTGTCACAGTACAGGACAAGACGCCATCAACAGTTTCGCCCTGGAGTACCTCCAAGGGACCAACCGAGTTGTTATCGGTAACGAGGTTACAACTCCGCAGACCTCGGGTACCCGTAAGTACTGGCGGCTAAACGTGCCCTCTGACTTCACAGCCACGCTGCCTACCGTGTCCTCGGTGACGGGGGCAACTACTACAGCGGTGACGATTACATTCTCCTCCCCACACGGCATCTCATCGGGGTTGGTCAACAACGGACTACGGGTGTCGTTCGCCGGATTTAGTGGCGGTGCCGCTTCGGTGGCTACCAACTGGGCCACCACCGTGCCTGTAGCCAGCGTCACCAGCAATACCATGACGGTCACGTTCCCCAGCGGCCCTGGTGTGCCTTCAACCTTGGGCACCGTAGCCTCTACGGCTATCTTGGCGGCTATCAAAGTGGTGTACACCCCACCGGGAACTTCCACTCAAGACCCTAAGTCGGTGCTTGGGGGTTCCCTTCTGTTGGAGAAGAACTACATCGGATCGTACTTTGATGGAAGCACACGGCGAGGTGGTGTGGTCCGTCAAGGTGGGTCAATCTTCGACCACCGTTGGCTCCAACCCGCCAACCCCAATAACTCATTCTCTATCTACACCGAGAACTATCAGAAGACACGCTTTGTTACAACGCGTCTCCTCCAGACTATGCTTCCGGTTACCAACGTGGTACCCATCGGTACCACGCTGTTCAGCAACCGAACTGCAACGTACACGGGCAGTTCCCCACGTAACCTAGTTTGGGATTACATTCCCAACTACTCATAACATGAGGTTTCATGATCATCTGTGCACTGGCTGTCTACAAGTTGGCCCAGATTTTGGACTCCCTAATGCCCAAAGAGGCAATGCCCTGGGTGAAACTCCTGGTAGTAACCGCCTTATCGTATGGGGCAACATTCCTAATGGGATTAGAAAACCCGTTGATTTCAGGACTCTCCGTGGCTACACTCGCTGGTGTCGTCCATACCTTGCTTCGGTTAATGACCCTGCTAGGTGACCGGGCGCAGAAGCAAACCCGCTAAAGGAGAGCCACCATGTATGGAATCTTGGGAGCAGGATCTGCTCCAGCAAAAGTCATCGTCGCGTCCCTGCAAGACTTGGGTCACGACAGCCACTACGTCATCCCGTGGTACGGAGATGTGACGCCAGGCCTAGAGGCAGTCTATGACTGGGTGTTGGACCACAACATCCAGTTCACCCTGGTGCAGAACCCCGATGGCAAGAAAGCCCCGTCTGTGCTGCGCACCATGTGCGAGACCCTACATGACAGTCAAGATGTGAATGCATCCATCGTCAAGATGCTCATACCTGCGTACGGACATGCACTCATCCTTTGGGATGACAAGAACGAAGATGCGTCGTTTGTGGTTGCTACCCAGGCAATCGAAGCGGGGCTTCCCACGTTGGAACTCACCAACGGGTTGGTGCCTATCGTGTTCGATGACCAAGAGCAATCATCTGAGTCAGTTGCCGATGAGGCTGACATCATGGTGGAAGGTGATTCCGATGAGAGCACTACTCCTTGGGATCGGGACACGTTGGAGAACATGCCAGCCGCCGTGTTGAAGCGCATGGCCCAGAGTGCTGGTGCTACCACCAAAACCAAAGAGGAAGCCATCAAGGCAATCCTTGGTGAAGATGAAGAAGACCCCACCGCAAAGTGGGTGCCCGTCCCTGTGCCAGAGCGAGAGAACATTAACGAAGAGTTCGCACTGGTAGATGCAGCACCTGCTGACAGCCCTGCAGAGGAAGCCCCATACAAGATCACCGTTGAGATGTACGGGGGTCGGCAGGTGTCGTTCTACGGCACCAACAGCATTCTGAAAAAGATGCTGGATGTAGTTGCATCCGAGTTGATCAGTCAGTAGTGTGAGTAGCACCACGGGAAACCCGTGGTAGACGAGCCGGAAAGTCCGGTAAACGTTGACACACACAGCACACAGCCATGGTTTGTTCCCCTCAAACCAATGAAAGAGGCCCCCTTGCGGGGGCCTCTTTCAGTTATCACTTCTTCTTTGCTGGGGCCTTCTTCTTGCTATCCGAAGCCTTGGCGTTCTTTGGACCCTTACCGAAACCGGGGTCCTTTGGGTTGGACAGGCTGCAACCGCACTTCTTACACATTATGTACCTCCCTTCTTTTTCTTGGAGGCATTCATGTTGTCAACAAGGTTGGGGTAAGGCCTACCGGCCTTCTTGGCTGCCGCCTTAGCGGATGCCTTCTGAGAGGGGGTCAACTTCTTATCCTTCTTTGAAGGGTCTTTGGTATCCCACACCTTCTTGTCAGCCATCAACAATCCCAGGCGCGCAACGACTTGTTGATACGACTGTTGGGATCGTTGGCAGTTTTGCTGCTCGTGTTCTTCTTCTTCATACCCTCCATGCGGGCGCAGAACGACTCACGACGAGCGGCAGACTTCTTTGACTTGGCAGCCTCTTCCTTCTTCACAGGGGGCTTCAAGTTGCTACCAGGGTTGGCCTTCTCATAGGACTTACGCCCCTTCTCGTTAAGGCCACCCTTAGGGTCTTTGCCTTCTTTACGCTGCCAGGCTTCTGACTTAGCCATAGTGGTCTCCTTAATGTTTAGTATTTGTTAGTTTGGATTCAAATTTGACTGATTACGATAAACCCATCTGGCGTAAACCTCATCGCGACGCGCCGACCGAGGTATGTAATCAGGGTTATCCATTTGGTGCTTGTGCAATTGCATAATGGTTGCATCAACATACTCATCTTCGCTACTGAACTGCGCGGGGTTAAGGTGGCGGGGCGGATCTTTCATTTAGCTCCTAATACAGAAAAGACCGTGAGTCTTATGGCTAGTTTACACTAACCAACGGACTCACGGCCTGATCTGCGTTGCCCACCGGGCACCACCACTGGAGAACCACCAACCAGTGATGGCTTCAACCATACCGCCAAGAAATCCTCACCCACAACCCTGGGGGGAGTTGTGGGGCCGAATTACTAGGTGCTACAGTCCAAGGTCCCGGTGACTGGGGTCACGTGGGCCAACAGGAGGTACCGATGATCGTACACGACGAGCACGGGGTACGCAACCCATTAGAGCAAAAAGGTTATGAGGTACAATGAGCGTGCGCGTCATGACCTGGGTGTGGGACCAGGACCTACCTCCCAACTTGAAAATCGTGTTGCTCGCGATAGCGGACCACAGTAACGATCAAGGCTGTGAGGCCTACCCATCGCAAGACACCCTGAGCAACAAGACGGGATACACCGTGCGCCAGGTGCGCCGGATCATCGACCAACTTGTGGAGGTGGGGTTGTTGGAGGTGTCAAAGGCGTGCTTGCCGGGTCGTCGGGGCGACCGCCAACCGAACCTGTACCAGATCAACATGGCCACCCCGGTGCTCACCCGACGCTCCACCAGTGAGACAAATGTCACACAAAAGGAGGCCTGGCCAGCCACCAACGGGCGGACATCTTGGCACCAACGGGCGGACATTTGGGACACTCACGGGCGGACATCCATGTCCTCCTATCCATCCATAGAACCATCCATAGAAACATCCAAGTTATACCTACTTCCTACGGAAGTAGGTGTGGGCCTTGCGGCCCACCTGGGAAATGGGAGTGCAACCGTGATTCTTGGCCAGGACCCAGATGACCAACCCACCGAGGTGGAGGCCCCAGCCAAACGGCCTGGGTCAGATCTGGTGGGGCTGGTGGGGCACTTCGTGCGGCACCCAGCCATCGTGATGTCACGGAGGTATTCACAGCAGGACACGATGATCCTCCGCAAGAGTGTGAAGTCATTGCTGGATGCTGGAGTTACCCGCTCCACGGTGGTGGCCATGATCGACAAGTTCTATGCCACTGACCGGTTCCGCACAGCGGAGCGCCCAGTGCTGTTGTTCAGCAAGAAAGACCTGCAACAGGAGTTGCTTGTTGCGGTGAATGGCTCTACAGTCGAATCCAACCCTGTACTGGCCCTGCTTCAGCAGGAGTTCCACCGGCCCCCCGGCTTGGAACTACCCTGGTCATCAGAGTTGGATGCAGTACTCCGTCGTATTGTGATGCGGCACTGCTTCGATGCCTGTTACCGATACCCAGAACTGGTTGCTGCTTTGATCTCTCACTTCGCTGATGACTTTCACAACGTGCAGTTTCCACAGTCGCTTGAAACACTTGACACCCTGCTTTCCAAAACTGCTGATGAGCATGACACAGACGACCTGCAACCCTACGTTGACACCCTCGCATCAATCATTACCTTGCCCAAAGAATTAATGAAACCCTCTCTAAAGACACTTCGCAAAGACGCTGATACGATAGAAGAAGCAATCTACGCTTATCGGAGGTCTTCCAATGTTCGCAGATGATGATCAACCGATGGTAATGCTGGGGTTTGGCTCTATGGATGATCTCATCCACTTCATCAACTGGGTGAACAACACGTTTGATGACCCCGAAGAACTCAAAGCGTACTTTGAAGATCAGTACGGCCACGGGTATGACAGTGATAACGATTGCACCCGCTCCGCAGCGGACAGCAAAGCACCGAACGACTTTGAGTTCTGGGACATTGTAAAGAACTCGTTCAAGAACCACCACGAGGAATCCAATGACGACCTTCATAACACCGACTGACTGGAAGTCAGCAACATGGTGGCAAAACCGATCCGTTGAAGAGCGCCTCTTTCACGCAAGGTTCCCCAAACGGTATGGGGACACAGACTCGGGGTTGAACCCCGAAGTCCAGCGATGGGCTGCTGGATACCAACCTGGTGACAGCCTGCTGTTGTACGGAGCCAGCGGTGTGGGAAAGACGACAACTGCTGTTACTGCCCTGACAACTCTGATCAATAAGCAGCAGGTGTCAGGTCGGTTCGTGAGTGCTGACACGTACATCGAAATGTTGAAAGACCAGTTCGGTGGGTCCGACAACCTGCTGCCTGAGATGTACAGCACTCCGTACTTGGTGAAGTACATCCAGGGTGTGTTCGATGTTGTCATCGTGGATGGCTTGGGTCAGGAGCGGGAAACAGAGTTTGCCATTCATGAGATTGGTTCTCTGTTGCGCCGCCGCTTTGATGACATGCGTTCTACGGTCATCACTACGACGCTTTCACCCATGAACCTCATTCGCCGGTACGGCGAGCGTGTGTCGGGTGTGGTCAACGCCATGACCGTTGTCAGGGTTGCCTGACATGGAACGTGGTGACATTAGTGGTCACACTGCTCCATCACAGGTGTGTGTGTTTGAGGGGTTACTTGCTTCTCCACCGTCGAAGAAGAACGTCAATCTGTTGAAGCATCAGGTGTATGTCCGTCAGGGGAAGTGGGATTTAGCACTAGCGTTCTGGACTGCTAACGAACTTCCGTTGAAGTCAATGGTTCACCATTACACACACTTAGGGATAGCCACTGATGTGGTTACGTTCCTGTCACCCGATGCGGTGGAACCCATCTACAGATGGTTGTTGCGCAAGGTTGAGTCGGTGCCCAGCATCCTGTACTATCCCTCCCCTTCGGCCTACGCCGACGATCTGAAGTACAACCGTTCGATCACCTCGGTGTACGTACCAGACCAGTCGATGGCCTTCGACATTGGTATGCGGGCTACCACCGTGTCACCATTAACTACCTGGGGGTTGTGATGTCGTCCAGCGAGTTGCACCTCATTTCCAAAGTCATCCATGACAAGGATCTGAGCGTTCCGGTGAAAGCCGGATTGAAAGCCGACCACTTCGTTGGCGAGTGGTCAGCCATCTGGCGGTGGTTGATCGACTACACCGGCTTGCACGGCATGGTTCCGACACCTCGCGTGTTTGCCCAGGACTGGGGTGACATCCAGTTGTACGACCCCTCCGATCTAGCGGACGAACCGTACACACGTTTGCTTGATGAGATCCTGAGTGCCTACCGCAAGCGGTGCTTGCTAGATGCTCTGCAACCTGCCATCTCTGCTCTGAACGCTGACGACCTGGCAACGGCTACCGCCACACTTCACGCCGGTCTGCAAAAGGCGATGGTGGAAGCAGCCCGTATGCGGGACGTGGATATCATCCAGAACTGGGAATCCCGCCTTGACCGGTACGAGCAGATGCGAAACACTCCCAACGCTCTGCGGGGTATCCCTACCGGGTTTATTGGGCTGGATCGAATCACTCATGGCCTGCGGCCTCAGCAGTTCATTGTCTTTGCCGGTGAACCAAAGCGTGGTAAGAGCCTCTTCGCTCTCATCCTGGCGAACAGCGCACACATTCACGGCTTGCGTCCGTTGTTCGTCTCGTTTGAAATGAGCATCGAAGAGCAGGAAGCGCGGTACGACGCGCTGATTTCCAAGGTTCCTTATGACAGGATCTTGAGTGGCGACTTGTCGAACAGCGAGATGAAGAGGATCAAGCAGGAGTTGTCACGTCGCAAGAACATGCAACCGTTCCTGTTCTCCGAAGACACGGCGTCCCTCACCACGGTGGGTGCCATTGCTGGCAAGGTGCAGGAGTACCGCCCTGATGTGTTATTCGTGGACGGCGTGTACCTGATGGATGACGAGGAGGGAGAAGACAAAGGGTCGCCCCAGGCGTTGACAAACATCACCCGGTCATTGAAGCGTCTAGCCCAACGGTTCGATATCCCCGTCGTGGCGACCACCCAGGTTCTGGCCTGGAAACTGAACAACAAGAAGACACGAGCAGTAACCGCCGACAGCCTTGGGTACAGTTCCAGTTTCTCCCAGGACGCTGATCTCCTGTTAGGCGTAGAACGTAACCCTGACTTTGATAACCAAGCGATCATCAGAGTGGTTATCGCCCGCTCCAGCCCCTCCGGCGAGGTGCACGTGAAGTGGGATTGGACCACCATGGAGTTTACTGAGATTCTGGACCACTATGGCAGCGACCCATCTTTCGACTGAGATTCAGGAACTTCTTGAATCGGTAGGGGTAGATATCACACGGGCCGGTGATCGTGAGATCACTGGTCGATGCCCTGTACACGAACGCGTCACTGGTCACGCTGATCGCTCTCCATCATGGAGTATTAATTCCAATACAGGCCTTTGGATCTGTTTTAGTTGTGGTGCCCGTGGCACCCTCTCCAGCCTGTTAGCAGAGTTATCAGGAGATAGCGGTCTATCAGCGCAATCATTTCTTATCCAATCTGGCCTCAACCGGCTTGTGGATAACTTTGATAAAGACAATAAACCCCAATATACGGAAGCGCCAGCAGTCCGACTGGATGACTACTACCGCTTCGTGCGGGTGAGTGATAGTCGTTGCGAATCACGTAACCTCAACGCCGACGCTACGTGGCGCTATGGCGTGAGGTGGGACCCAGAGGATAAGGCTTGGGTTGTTCCTATAGTTTCTCCGATGGGCAAATTACAAGGGTGGCAGGCGAAGAAGGTTGGTTGGTTCCGCAACCGCCCCGATGGTGTGGAGAAAGGGCTGACGTTGTTCGGTGTTGAGAGGTTCAGGCACCGTGTTGCCGTCCTCGTAGAATCACCGTTAGACGTAGTGCGTCTAGCGTCAACAAGTGTTGACGCCCAAGGCCTCGCCACCTTTGGTGCCCAGGTTTCTAGCGAACAAGGTAGGCTTGTCGCCCACCTCTGTGATACAGTGATAATTGCTATGGACAACGACAAGGCAGGCCTTGAGTCCAGCAAGCGGTTGTATGCCACCCTGACACCACCACGTCACGGCATCAAGTGGTGGAATTACACCGGCGTGTCAGCCAAAGACATCGGGGACATGACGGACGAAGAGATCGTGCGGGGCTTTGAAACCGCAACAGTTGTACCACCCTGGATACGATAGGAGAACCATGCTTTCAGACAAAGAATCCGAAGACCGTGAAGAGCGGTTCCGGTTTACCTACATCGGTCTAGTTGCTGAATCCTTCGGCAATAAAGAGCAGGCCGAAAAGACCACCAACTCTATGTTGGAGGAACTTGAACTACGGGGCTACGGCTTTTACGTAGAGGATCGGTTTAATCTGCATAACTATGTGATTGACGATATGCCTGAAGATAACGTCCCCCTTACCTAATAGTTAATTCAATGACGTTCAAAGGCACCCTCTACCCGTATCAAGCCGAGTCAGTAGACCGCATGGTCGACACCGGCTGTATGTTGTTAGGCCTTGTGATGGGGGCTGGCAAAACCGTTACGACCATCTCGGCGGTGGAGACCCTTCTGAGCAGGGGCGATGTAGATCGGTGCTTGGTAGTAGTGCCTGCCTCATTGAAGTACCAGTGGTTTCGGGAGATCACCAAGTTCACCGACTCTCGCGCCCTCGTCATTGACGGCACACCCAAAGAGCGAGAACGGTTGTGGCGGTCATCCATTTCGTCGCACTACGTGATCGTCAATCCTGAATCTTTGGCCCGAGATGCACCCTCACTCAAAGGCATGAAGTGGGACTGCATCGTGGTGGACGAATCCACCATGATCAAGTCTCGGTCGGCAAAGCGCACCAGGCTGATCAAGAAGATTGGCAAGGCGATCCCGTACCGCTTTGCCCTCACGGGTCAGCCGATTGAAAACAAGCCAGAAGAACTGTTCTCCATCATGGAGTTCGTAGACCCTGATGTTCTTGGTCGGTATGACGTGTTCGACCGGACGTTCATCGTGCGTGATCACTGGGGCAAGCCGATTCGGTACAAGAACTTGAAGCCGTTGTTTGCCACGTTGAGCAACCACATGATCCGCAAGACCCGAGAAGATATTGCTGATCAGTTGCCCAAGATCATTCACCAGACCATCCCGGTACCGTTCGATACCAGGGGGGCAGTGCTGTACAACAGGATATCCGCAGCCCTGCTTGGGGATATCTCTAAGGCTATATCCATGGGCGGTGGTGGTGGTTTCAACCTGTGGCAGCACTACAACGACCCAGCCGCCAACGAAGCGCAGGGGCAGATCATGTCGAAGTTGACGGCGTTGCGGATGCTCTGTGACAGCCCTGAACTACTGCGTAGGTCTGCTGCCCTGTACAACGACCCCACCAAACCAGGGCAAGGCAGTGCCTATGCCTCGCTCTTGTTGGAGGAGGGTGCGCTGTCAGCGGTGATGGCACAGCCCAAGGTAGATGCTGTGCTGGAGTACATCACCGAGGTGCTGGCTGAGTCACCGAAGAACAAGGTGGTGATCTTCTCGTTCTTCAAAGAGAACCTACGCCTCTTGCAAGAGGAGACGCGCAAACTGTGTGGGTCAGTGTTGTTCACTGGCGACATGAATGCGGAAGAGAAGGACGTTGCCAAGCAGCAGTTCTCCACCGATGAGCACGTACGTCTGTTCCTGTCCTCTGACGCTGGCGGCTACGGTGTGGACTTGCCGATGGCCAATTACCTGATCAGCATGGATCTTCCGTGGAGCAGCGGTAAGTTGGAGCAGAGAGAGGCCCGCATCATCCGGTTGTCGTCACAGTTTGATCACGTGACGATTGCGACCTTCTTGATGCAGGGGTCCATCGAAGAGCGCCAGTTTGAGATGTTGCAACAGAAGAAGTTGATCAACGAAGCCTGGGTTGATGGCAAGCACCACGATGTCAAAGGTGGGTTTGAGTTGACCCTTAGCAGCCTTTCCTCATTCCTACGAGATTCAAAGGTGTAACAAATGGAAACAGCAGAACGATCACGACTCGTACGCGAGTACGTAGAGGCAAAGAAGTTTGCTGAATCAGCAGCCAAACGTTCCGACGAGTTGAAGCGTGTATTGCGCCAGGTGGTTATTGACGACGGCAAGCCTGATGATCGAGGAAGCGTTTGGTGCCCTGCTGGTGATTGGCAATTGAAGCACGAACGTCGTGTATCAGAGAGGTTCGACACAGAAGCCGCAGAGCAGTGGGCCAAGGAGAACGGCCATTGGGAGGCGCTGCGTGAGGTAACCGTTATCGAACGGCTTAACGAAGATGCACTTATGGCACTTGGTTGGGAGAACCCAGAGATCAGCCCTATCATTGCTTCGTTCTACAAAGAGACAGAGACCTGGGCCTTCAAGGTCGTTGAGAAGAAGGGTTACGACGACGATGAGTGACGAAACGCAAGACATCGTGCAAGAGTTGTACGATTGGGCAGACATCATTGACGGGGTACAAGGCAAAGCCAACGTGGTGATGCTTAGTAGTGCCGTGTTCGTTGATGCGGCTGCTGAGATCACACTGCTACGAGAGGAGCGTGACGACCTACAGGTGCTTCTCCGAGGCAGGACAGCAGAGTTGCAATCAGAGAACGAGCGGTTACGCACTGCTGGTAATGCGCTGGCTGATGCTGTGGTGGTGTGGTATGCTAAGGCGCTTCCCCGTACGGCGACGACACGCCTCAGCGACGCCCTTGCCGCATGGCAGGCAGGAGGCCCGTCGTGAGCGGTGACATCAAGGCTGGAGACCGAGTGAGTGACTACTCTCGTGACCACGGCACCGTTATTGCAGTCCATCTCAATATGGCATGGGTTCAATGGGACTACGGACACCGTATGTACCCAGGTAAGTTCAACCTCAACCATGTTGAGCCTCTTGAAAGGCTCGTTGTTGTTCCTGCCGACGACGACATAGCACGTCTGCGGGCCGCTGGCGATGCGCTGGAGTTCATGCTGAGTTTCTACGTCAAGCACTTCAGCCCCGTAGGAACAGGACACATGGCGAAAGAGGAAGCACTCGTCGCCCTGGCCGCATGGCAGGAGGTCCGACGTGGCTGAAGTAGTAGCCGAGGCAGTGACAGTTGTTCTTGGAGTCATCACTGCGTGGTTCCTCGTGTTTGGTGGTCGTCGTGAGCGGTGACATCGTGGTCGGGAACGTCAAGTATCGCCGTATCCAAGGCGTTTGGACAATGACGCCTAGTGGCACTGGCGGCATGTTTCACATCGACCCACGCCGCCGTGAACTACTTGACGAGATCGAACGACTGCGCGCCGAGGCGAGTCGTAGTTGCATAAATTGCGCAAGCGGTGTTGCTCGTCAGCGCAACGAGCCGGGAGAAGTTGTTGTCTCATGTCGTGGCCCACTGAGAGGCAACGCATTCCTGATGCCGTTTTCCTGCTCCCAATGGAAGGAGCGCAGTGAGCACTGACGGCGTGGAGCGGGTGAGGCTCAGTGACCTTTTGGCTGGCTGGGCACCTGGGTCGTATGACGACCGATGGACGTGGAACGACGAGCGCGAGTGGCTCTGGCACTGCCACCGAGAGCAAATGGTGGACCTCGTTGCCGACATCTCAGCAAACGGGGTCAGGGAGCCAATCCTGCTCGGTGATGACGGGCGTGTGTGGGATGGACATCACCGCATCTGCGCAGCGATAGAACTCAATCTCACCGAACTGCCGGTTGCGCAACATCATCGGCCACAAGGAGGCCCGCCGTGAGCGGTGATGTCCGGCATCCAGCCTGCGTCTCCGCATGGCCCGAGTGCATCGACGGCGAATACCACCCAGACTGCTGCCGCTTCCCGAAGTCGTGCAGTTGCGCCACGGTTTGGCCTACTGAGAAAAGAGCGGCCGTGGCCGACGACCGAGAACTCCATTGGTGCTCCACGCACGGGGAGCCAGCCTGGCTGTACGGGGATGGTTCGATGCAGTGCATGTACGACCTCATTGTGGAGCGGTGCAGCAACGACCACATCCTCGTCCCCATCAGTGTCAACTTCGCGGACACCTAGTTCTTTTCACAGAACTATGTCGATGGAGAACATACCGATTCCTCGCGGTCTACGAATCTCCCCTGATAGGCTCTACACAGTTGACTTATCAGTTACTGCCGACGTAAGATACCGGTAGCAGCACAGAAGGGATCACATGGAGAGCAACATCGAACAGTCGGCGGAGAGTGACCGAGGCGGGAAGCGCACTCATGTCACCATCCGGGAGACACACTTCCCCAATCAGACGGTTGTTGACATCGTGCATGTCTCCACTGGCGAGGTGCTCATGTCCGACTCCTTCTCCGGCCGATGGGGTGGCCTGGACTACCAGCGCGGATGGTGGATGGAGCAGTGCGAGGCTTACGGCTGGGAGATGGTCGATCGTGCTTGACGACGACATCGTGACGCCGACAGATCGTTGTAGGCAGATCCCCAGCGGCGACCAGCCCATCGTGGTCTGCGAACGTGAGACATTGTGGGCCGAGATCGACCGGCTGCGAGGCTTACTTGCCGAATTGCTGACCGACTGCGAGAACTCGGGTTATGCGCCCAGCCCCCGCTACGCCGAAGCACTGGAGTGCGTGTCGTGAGCGGTGACCTCATTCAGCAGTTACTGGACGACCTCGCCGCCGAGCGGGCGCTGGCCGACAGATTGGCCGACGCGCTGCGAGCAACCAAGAGTAGCAATCGGTCATGGTCCGATCGCCTTGCTGACGTAGCGCTTGCCGCCTACAAGAATGCCCGTCGTGCGTCGATGACGGGGGCTGAGCGGTATTTCGCTGCCCGCCTTGCTAACCCCGAGTACCGACAGGCATACGAGGAGGCCCGCCGTGAGTGAGCGAGACATCGTGGAACGGCTGCGTGACGCGCACCAGACCGTACCGATCCCAGCCATTGCATCGCTCTACAGCAATGCTGCCGACGAGATCGAACGGCTGGGTGCCGAGATGGAGCGGCTGCGTGCTGCTCTGCGGTACATCTCCAGCCCCACCATGTCGCTGCCAGGCGGTGCAGACGCAGCGCAGCACGCCCTTGTTGCCGACGAGCGTGCCGTTCGCCTGGCGCTGGAGACGTGCATCCGCACGGCCCGAGAGGCGCTCACCAACGGTAGCGCCAGCGCTGCACATGTGGGAGACCCGTCGTGAGCGGTGACATTGTGGAGCGGTTGCGAAATCATCTTGACAGCATGTGCATGAACAACATCGTGTGTGGCGACGCCGCCAACGTGCTTGACGCCATCGACGCACTGCCCGACACGATCCGGTTAGCCGGGTTTCACATGACCCCAGCCGCCCAACTGCTGGCAATGGAGCGTGAGCGTGGCTACGCCGACGCCATGCGCCAGGTCAAGGCCCTGCTCCACCCGAGGGAGGCCCGGCGTGAGCGGTGACATTTGCGATTGGCTTGCCGAAGAGGAAGCCGCTGCCGAACAGTGGGGCGGCTTGGGCGGTGCCCAGTTCTATCGGGAACGGTTCGCCGCCGCCCGTGCCGAGATCGAACGGTTGCGGGCACTGGTCGATTCTGTGCTGGCATGTGACGGATCAGACCGCACCACGCACGTCACGGTTGAAATCCCGTTTGATTTGTACCACGAACTTGAGGAGGCCCGCCGTGTCTGATCCACTTGATCTGTTCAGAGATCTTCCTGACTACCCAGGTAACACTAAGCCCCGTAACCGCACAGCCCCGGCTAACAAGCCGGTAGCAAACGACTACCTCAACGGCGCAAAGTCCAAGGTGTACCGCATGGGTGGCGTTGACCGTGAGTTCTTTACTGTGGGGGAGTTGGCTCGCGCCCTGAACCGTAAGCCCGTTACGGTGCGGATGTGGGAGCAGCGTGGTTGGATACCCAAGGTGAAGTACCGCACTGCCCCACCGGCTGGTACGCAGTTGCCAGGAAAACCGACGAAGGGTCGTAGGCTTTACACGAAGAATCAAGTAGAGTGTCTAGTGGAGGCAGTCGAACGGTTCCGGTTGGACGACCACAAGGCACCCAACTGGGTAGGGTTCCGTGAGTTCATCAGAACCAATTGGCCCTCCGACTAACACACACACACACACACACACACTGAGGTAAACATCATGGGACGTTACGACGACGCCGACGAAACAGCAGAGACTGAATCACCAGTCCAGACAACCACTCCCCCACAGCCACGCATCATCAACCGTGGGTGGGCAGCAGCCGACAAGTTGAAGACGGCAAACAGCCCGTACGCGCAGCGGCTCAAGGTTGCTGCTGAGCCAATCATCATCAAGTTCTTGGAGGATGAGCCATACGCCTCCTGGCACTCGCACTGGTTGGATGGTCGCAAGGGTCAGCAGTCGTTCACCTGCATTCGGGACATTGACCCAAAGGGTTGCCCCCTGTGCGATATGGGTAGTCGTGCCCCCGGTAAGTTTGCTTTCAACGTGATCTTGCTGGAGCGGGAAATCGAACCTGTGGTGCGCTCGTATGAGGTCGGCATCAAGGTTGTAGACCAGTTGAAGAACTTCCACACCGACCCTCGCATGGGTCCACTTACCAAGAACTACTGGGCGGTAAGCCGCACTGGTGAGGGCACTACCTCGCTCACCAACCACCAGCCCATCAAGGAACGTGATCTCCTTGATGACTTCGGGGTGTCTCCTCTTGACGAGGCCACCATCAAGGTTCTGCGCTCACAGGGTTACGGCCCCGACATCGTGCCCGTTCCTGACTACAAGACCCTCAAGACGGTTGCGTTTGAAGAGCAGGACGACTGATCCTTTATGGCATTCGACGGTTTGGGGGGCAGCAATGCCCCCCATATCGTTTTTACGGTCGAAGGTCTGCAGGAGATAGTTCGTGCGGTAGAAGAGCACGGTGAGTTCTGCTTCGACGTAGAAACGCGTGGAGTTGTTTCCCGGCACCCAGATGTTCTCGCCCAGATCGAAGACGAGTGGAAACTTCACTCCACCACTTTGAAGAGCACCCATCCTGACGTACTGAAGCGCTCCAAAGACTCCATTGTTGAGCGCTGGACGAAGACCCTTGCGCTAGATCCTCTGCGTAACGAAGTGATCTGGCTAGGCATAGCGGTCACTGGCAAGTCGTGGGTGATTCCGGTTGGGCATCCGAATGGGTCGGTGTTGGAACCAGCACTCCGTGGTGACGGCTCAACAGTGCCACCACCTGGCTACCGCAAGGTGTTAAAGAGCGGTAAGGAGTCTTTAGCAAAGGCTTCCTTTTTCAAGCCCGCTGTGTTCTCTCCCCCTCCTGAGCAGTTACCTAAGTCTGTGGTGTTTGACACTCTTCGTCCCATCTTCTTTGGCGACGCTGTGAAGATCGGCCACAACGTTAAGTTCGATGCCCGGTCTGTACGCAAGTACTTCGGTGGTGACCTCCCAACTGGGCCGTTCTACGACACCATGCTGATTCAGCACGTACTCAATGAGAACCTAATGGCGTACTCATTGGAAGCACTCATTGCCCTCAACTTTGAGGGGTTCAACCCCTACAACCTTGATGGGAAACTGGGCGCGGTCATCACCGAGGTGCCGTTCTTATCGGCTGCTCGTTACCTGCATCTAGATGTTCGCTGGACCTGGTTGCTCTATCAGAAGTTGATGGGCAGGCTCGTGAAAGACCCAGTGTTGATGAACTGCTTTACGCAGGACTCACAGGTACTGCGCGTACTGATGGCGATGGAAGACAACGGCATCCCTGTCAACCACCGTGCGATGAAGACCCTGGGTAAGAACTTGGATCGTCGGTTAGATGAACTGATGCTTGACATGTACCAGTACGCCCCAGTGGGGTTCAACCCTGGAAGTACTCGCCATAGGCAAGATCTTCTCTTTGCCAAAAAGGCGCAGGGGGGTCTGGGGTTGAAGCCCTCTAAGTTGACCCCTGGCGGTCAAGCGTCTGTTGACGAAGAGACACTGCGCAAGTTAGAAGACAAACACCCTGTTATCCCCATGCTTCTGGAGTACTCAGACATAAAGAAGTCTGTGTCTACCTACGTAGACGGGTTGCTGCCACAACTTGTAAAGGGTCGTCTGCACCCGAACTTCAACCTGCACCGCACGGTTACAGGTCGTCTGAGTGCTTCAAACCCTAACCTGCAGAACATTCCTCGTGACAGCGACATCCGTAGTTTGTTTGTGGCCCCAGATGAGTACACCTTGCTGGTGGCTGACTACGACCAGATCGAACTCCGTATCATGTGCATGTTCTCTCAAGACAAGAAGATGAGCGAGTTCTTCCTTACTGGTGCTGACATTCACGCTGGTGCTGCGGCTCTCTGCCTTGGTAAAGACCTTGCTGACATCACTGCAGAAGAGCGGCAGATGGGCAAGGGTGCCAACTTCTTGGCAGCGTACGGGGGTGGTGCCACTAAGTTGGCAAAGGCTGCCCGTATCCCAGAGGATCTGGCTAAGCAGTTTTTGGCTTATTACAACAAACAGTTCATAGGCATAACCAAGTGGAAGCGGCAGGCAGTTGCTGAAGGCGTAGCCCATGGTTATGTCACCACTATGTCTGGGCGTCGCCGTCGACTACCCGACCTCCGGTCATCCGATGATGGTCTTCGGGCGCGAGCAGAACGCCAGGCAGTGAACGCCATTGTTCAGGGCACTGCGTCTGATATCTGTAAGCAAGCAATGGTGGCGTGCTATGACGCTTTCCAGGGAACTGACGCTCAGATGTTGGTTCAGGTTCACGACGAACTTGTGGTTGCCGTACCCTCTGAGCAGGCATCGGATATGAAGAGCATCCTGACTGCGGCTATGGGTGATGGTAGAGTAAACCTTGGGATTCCTCTCAAGGTTTCTTGCCATTCCGCTCATAGTTGGGACGAGGGTAAGGGTAAATGAACGACGTAATTGACAAGCGTAACTTCTTCCTAGCCCTGTCTGTGCTGAACGGCCAGCGGATTGCGCACAGTGCTGGGTTCTCCACGCCCTCAGAGGATGTGCAGCAGAGCGAAGTGCTGGACACTATTCATAAGTGGGTCATCCTCTCTGGCTCTGGCATTATGAAACAAGTTCAGAAGTGTATTGATTGGACGCTTGAGGTTACTACTGAGGAAAACGACCTATCCGAGGACGAGAGAGAACATACCCGTGAAGTGCTCGTTGCTTACAGCGCTGCAACCATTTCACACCTTCTGGATAAAGGTATGTTAACATTGTCTCCCGATCTTGAGATGGTCGAAGGAAACACAGCAGAGTTCATTAGCGAATTGTTTTCATCAGTTGTTGAGGATCTAGATGAGTAACGCAGACTGGTACAGTCGCCGGTTGCAGAGCCAAACGCCCCCCACACCCCAGCGCTCGGCCACACCACCAGTGTCTCCACCTGTCAGGTTTCCTGTACAGGTTCCCGTTCAGCAGCAGGCCGTTCAGCCTGCTCCTGCTAACGCTAACCTGTTAGATCCTCGTCGTGCACCATCTGACCAGATCCCAATGGGTGAAGCACTTCGACTGTGGCAGGGTGGCGAGGCTACCCGCCGTGAAGGTAACCTGTCTTGCCCTTCGTGCGGGTCACACCTCGTGTTCTCTCGCTCTAAGGGCGGTATCTCAGGGCACGCGCCAGCACCACGCTGCTTTAGTTGTGGTTACAACGGTCTATACGATCAGGGCGACCAGGCCAACTGGGCCGTCTGACTAGGAGCATCATGAAACTTGAGCAGAGGGAGAACCTCGCTTCTATTGTCGCTGCCGTAAACAAGAAGTACGGTGACGACATCATCATCCAAGGTAGTCAGGTAAAGGGAGACCTGCCTCGTATCACCACTGGCGTACTGGCGTTCGACCTTATGCTTGGTGGTGGGTGGCCTACGAACCAGTGGTCTGAGATCATTGGTAACGAGAGTTCCGGTAAGACCGCCCTGGCATATAAAACGATTGCCGCTAACCAGGCAGCAGATCCCGACTGGATCGCCATGTGGGTAGCTGCCGAGGAGTTCGTTCCTGATTACGCCGCTGCCATTGGGGTTGATTTGGATCGGTTGTGGGTGGTAGAGACCAATATCATGGAGCACGCTTATGACCTGGTGCTTCGGTCTTTGGACAACCGTGCGGTTGACTGCATCGTCATCGACTCGCTTCCGGCCCTTGTCCCCACGGTGGAAGATGAAAAGGAGATGCTGGAGATGACCATGGGTCTTGGTGCCCGCATCACCGGCAAGTTCTTGCGCAAGTCGTCAAAGGCTCAACGCCGTTCTCTCGTTCTTGAAGATCGTGGCTGCACCGGGTTGATCATCAACCAGTGGCGAGAGAAGATCGGCGTTATGTACGGTGACCCGCGTACTACTCCCGGTGGTAAGGCTAAGAACTTCCACTACTTCAGTCGTGTTGAAGTGGCTCGTGATGAGTGGCTCAAAGATAAAGACGAGACCGTTGGTCAGATCATCCGTGCTCGTACTCTTAAGAACAAGACGTACCGACCGCAGCAGACTGCCCAGGTGGACTTCTACTTTGCGGACACCAAGGGATTCCAACTTGGTGACTTTGATACCGTCAAAGATGCTGTCAACATCTGTATCGCTATTGAGGTCATCAAGCGGGGCGGTGCTTACTACAACTTCAACGACCAGAAGTGGCAGGGTAAAGAAAACCTGCTCCAGGCAGTTCGTGAAGACATTGATCTTCAAAATCAGTTGAAGCAGATTGCCACTGATCACTTCTTGAAAGGTGCCCAATGATCGTTGCGCAGAAAGATCGTACTGACACCCATTCGTGGGTGGGGTCGATTATTACCGCAAGTGGGATTCAGTTTGACGTACTCCACCCTCGGATGGACCGGGTAGATGTCTATGACGTTGCTAGGTCACTGTCACACATCTGTAGGTACAACGGGCATCTACCAGGGTTCTACAGCGTTGCTGAACACTCAGTCCGTGTATCAGAGCATTTGCAGACCAGCGGCGAAGACCCCCTTGTTTGCCTCACCGGGTTGCTCCATGATGCTGCCGAGGCATATATTGGTGACATGGTTCGGCCTATCAAGAAACTTCCTGAGATGAAGGTCTTTGAGGAAGATATCGAACCCCGTGTGGCAGTAGTGCTGCACGAAGCCTTGGGTGGTGTTTACCCATACCCTGATGCCATCCACCAGGCTGACAAGGCAGTATACGAATGGGAAGTAGCCAACATCCGCACAGGCATCTGCTTTGGTAAATCTCCACAAGATGCCTTCAACGACTTCTTGAGTCGCTACGCACACCTGCGTAGACTGGTCAAGTAGTCACTACCTAAGGACAACCATGACCTCACCTAAGACTGCCCAAGACCTATGGCTAGAGCGCTTGCTCAATGGTACCTGGACACCAGAACGCCTTGTTCCCGAGATGCAGGCCGCAGCACGGTCAGCCGCTGAGAGCATCAACTCCATGAAGATGCTGATTGAGGCTAGCGCAACTAGCGCAACTAGTGGATCATAAAGGCATCATAAAGGCATCTCGTAAGCAAGAGGATCGAACAGCCTCGGCTTATCGGGGCAGCCGTAACTCTGGGTCTGGCTCAGGGTGGTTGCGTAAGAACGATGTGCGCTCAGAGCACTTCCTTATTGAGAACAAACTGACTACTAACGCCAAGAGTTACTCGGTCAAGTTCACCGACCTACGAGACCTCTGCACTAGAGCAGTTCTAGAGGATAGAACTCCAGTTCTGCAGTTCGACCTTGGTGGTCGACGCTTTGTGATCCTTACCGAAGACGACTTCTTGGAGTTTCTAGATGACTGAGACTCCGTGGTACCTGAAGAACTACAAAGAGTCTTTGACAAAGCGTGGACGAGTTATCCCTGTTGTTGAGCGCGAACTCACTCGCAAGGTGACTGAGCGCAATGCTCACCGTGATACAGACCACCTGCACCCCAGTGACTTGTCCAAGAAGAACTGGTGCCCAAGAGCGTCGTGGTACCGCATTACTGGTGCTCCTAAGACAGCAGAGTCTTTCTCGTTTCAGCGCCTAAACGTCTTTGAAGAAGGCCACAGCATCCACAATAAGTGGCAGACATGGTTGTGGGATGCAGGACTGCTTATTGGGCGCTGGGTGTGTCACGCCTGTGACAACTCTTGGTTCGCCAAAAGCCCTGAAGGGTGTTTGAGTTGTGGTTCGTCTAACATCTCGTATCGTGAAGTGCCCATCCGCGATGACGAGCACCACATCATTGGGCACGCTGATGGAGAGATTGAAGACGATAAGGGTAGGGCACTCATTGAGATCAAGAGCGTAGGCATCGGCACTGTTCGATTTGAGAAGCCTTCGCTGTTCGATGACTACCAGAGTGGCAAGTTGTCTATTGATGATGTGTGGAAGAACATAAAGACCCCTTTTGCATCGCACATTCGCCAGGGCAACTTGTACATGCACTGCCGCAAGGTAGACACCATCGTGTTTATCTACGAGTGGAAGCCCACTCAGGCAGTCAAAGAATTTGAGGTACGCCTCAACTCTGACATTGTTGCCCCTATGCTAAAGGGTTGTAAGCAAGTGATGTCTCATCTGGAGAGTAGCACTGTCCCTGATCGCCCTTCCTGGGCTGTAGGTAAGTCCTGTGACGGGTGTAAGTGGTGCGAGTTCAAGAAGGAGTGCTATGAGAGTTCTCAGCCGTGAAGTGCCTACAGAAGACACTCCGCTATCACGCTTCAAGCGCCAGTTCTCGCTTCCAGATCGACCCACCGATACACTGCCTGACCTGCCTCACAACCTAGATGACCTCTGTGATGCTGATCTCATGGAGCATTACCGTGAGTTCGTCGCTTGGGTGTCATTCGCCAAAGCCGAATTGGTCAAAGCAGAGATTGACGAGGAACGGGCAGCGCACGATTGCAAGGTGGTGGAGTCGAAGGCACTGATCGGCCAGTGGAGCGCAGAGGCCAAAGGTGATCGTGTAACCCTGGCCAAAGCCCGTAGGGATGTAGACCCCAAGGTACTGGACCACCAGGAAGCCCTGCTGAAAGCACGTGCTTATCGTAAGTTGGCAGACGCTATGTTTGATCGCTGTGATCGTGGCGCGCAGTTGCTATCACGAGAACTATCAAGGCGAGTAGGTTCTGGACATCGTGATAATAGAAATGCTAGGATGAGCGCATGACCTTCTATGACACTACTCGCCCCATCCCAGTACCTGACAAGTACTCAAAGGGGTTCAGCAGCGGGAGCACTACTACTACTACGCTTACCTATCCAATAACGCCCAATGGCGTGTGGGCTGCATACACGGATTACCCCACCCTGTTTGAGATGGACCCCCCTGTTGTGCTATTCGGCAGCGAACTAGAGGCCTTGCGGTACGCCATCAAGGACACCTCACGGGTTGTCAAAGTGGCGTTTGTACCCTTTGGGGTATCGCTAGCAACCAAGTTGATCTGATGGCCATTGGTAGTGAAGCCCCGATTGGGGAACGGTTCTCTACCTGGGGTGCTATGTCCTCTGCCGAGCGCTCCGAGTGGTTTGAATACATGCGCACTGAGTGGTCCCCCAACCTCATGGCTGGGTACGCGACCCTTGTGGATAGGGTGTCTAACTGTGGCTAATACGGCTAAGCAAAAAGGCACCACGATGGAGACCCTCGTTCGGGAGTACCTGAACGATCACGGGTTTCTACACGCCCACCGCACACCCCTTCAGGGTGGTGGAGACACCGGTGACATCAACGGGATCGTCAATGAAGCCGGTCGTAAAGTAGCGGTGCAGGTAAAGAACCAGCGCAAGTTCAACCTGAGCGGTTGGTTGGATGACACGGTTGAGCAGGCCCGTAGGTTAGGTAACGCTGTTCCTGCGCTTATTGTTAAGCGGCCTGGTAAAGGCAAAGCCAACCTAGGTGATACCTACGTTGTTATGCGGCTTAGTGACTTGGTTGACCTTCTAAAAGAGGCCAACTACCACTAGTATTGATCCAACTACTTGTTCCTAGTTGGAGTACTAACATGTCACACGATTTCAGTTCTGACGATATTGTCAAAGTGTCTGCCACCAGCAGTCCCCAAAGTGTTGGGTCGATTGTAGCCCGAGCGGTTGTGGCAGGCCAGACGCCTAAAATGCGAGCCATTGGAGCGGGTGCCGTCAACCAGGCGGTTAAATCATGTGCTATTGCACGTGGCTTTGTTGCCCCGAGAGGTATTGACCTTTTGTTTACCATTGGCTTTGATGACATTGAAGGGGATAACGGTGAATCCATCTCCTCCATTTCATTTAAGCCTGTTATTCGGTGACGTGGTAAAATACCTTAGACAATTCCGTTAAGAATGAGGTGTCTGATGGCGTCTAACGACGATACTACCGAGGATTCTCCACTAGCAAAGTACATTGAGCCAGCGCTAGCGTCCTACCTGTCGACGGTCCGCCGTGGAGCCAACCAGACTCGGTCGGAAGCCACCTCTCAAGGGTTTTCAGACCCATCTAAGTATGTCGCTGATATGCGCGCCCGTATCAGCGCCCGTAGGGACGCTCGTGCAGCAGAGCGTGCGACCTCCTCAGACTCTGATTTAGATCAGAGTCTGGCAGAAGAGTCGGTTGCCCGTGCAGGACGTAGTGCCGCCATGTATAAGTCAGAACGTCTTATAAAGTCAAATAAGATGAGGCAACCAACACCTGGTGGCGGCGATCTAGTAGACGCTATGAACACGTCTAACATGCTAGATGAGCAACTAGAAAATGAAGTACTTAATTACTCAGGAGAAAAAGCGCCAATAAAAAAGGCACTGAATGACCTTCAGTTTTGGATGGAGGGCAACCCCGACAATATGTCGAATGATGAGATCCGAGAGGCTGGTGGCCTTGAGGCCATCACTAGAGATCGTATTCCCGACTTTAGTGGGTCACGAAACAACTCACCCCGTCCCGTTCTTCGCGCACGCATCGGCAAAGCTTATGACGACTATGGTCCCACCTCTGACCAAGAGATGGTACCCCCGACTAAGCAAGAGTGGGATGCCAGCGTTGAGCTGACAAGATCGAAGCAGAACCAGCGTGCGTATAACAAGCGAAAAGAAGGTGATGGTACCTCAAGTGGCAAAGCTGCGGTAGTACAAAAGCGTTCAGAGCAGGCTGCTAATCTACGAAGCAGGGGGCGCACCGCTCAAGCAAAGGTCCTTGAGGACGCTAACGCGCAAGAGGAGGCCAACCCTGGGTCTACTACAAGAGATACAGTGGCAACTAACTCCGGTAATGATCGTGCTTACCGGGTTCTTCCTGCTTCACCTAAGGTGATAGGGTCTGCGTGGCTTCGGAGCAGCAACGCTGAGGCTCGCAGGGCCGGGGGTGGTCTTACTCCCGCAGAGCAGGCTACCGTAGGCGCTCTTGTTGAAGATAAGAACAAGCGTATACAGAATATGATGACGACACCTCCAGGTGGTCGTCCCACCCGCACTACCGGTGGTGGTCGAGTTGGCAGGGGTGAAGTGACCCCCGACAACGTGGTAGCGACGAGGATAACAGTGCCGCTCCGTCGACTGCAGCAAGAAACGAATGAGATTGAAAACCTGCAAGGCCAAGTAGATGCGCTGTCAGGTAAGGCAGATAAAGATTCGGTTACTGCTAAAAGGGACCTTAGGGCGAGGATCAATACTCGTAAACGTGGCACCTCTGAAAAGGTGAGCACTTATAACATCCTTGGTAAGGATGGGAAAGTGGTACAACCTAATAAGTACGTTGTTGCAGACGTTAACTCTGTTGAGCCATTGAATCAAGGCCTCAACGTTGAGGGTGTGGGACAATACCCCTCTAATCGCGAACTGAAAGCCTTGCCCGAGTCTCAGGGTGTCCCTTCAGGGGTAGTTCAGCGGTCCACAAGGTCTCGTGGGTATGCGATGCGCAATACCAACCGATTTGGAAAAGACTACGGTAAGCCTACTGGCGAGCGCGGTTCGTACCCAGTACGCTCACAAGGTAACCCCACACCACAACCAACCACCGCCCCTGCTATGTC